TAACAAGCTGACTGATGATGATTATGACAGATGTGTTTCTTATGTAGAAAAACTTAGACAAAATGCAAGAGTTGATGTTGTATATGACCCTTGTACAATAGAAGAGTTTATGTCTACTATCCATCATTATGTAATGAAACATTGCAAAGAAGTTGATGGTAAAAAGAACTATACCAAAGTTTTAATCACAGTGGATCACTCAACTCTATTCAAAAAGTCTGCAAGAGATAAAGACAAGTTTGATATGTTGTATAATCTAGGTGAAGCAATTACCTATATGAAAAAAACATATCCAGTTGCCTTTCTTATTTTGAGTCAATTGAATAGAAATATTGATAGTCCTGAAAGATCAGAAAATGGTAAGTATGGTAACTATGTCCTTGATTCTGATATTTTTGGTGCAGATGCTTTATTGCAACATGCTGATACCTTAATTGGTATCAATAGACCTGCACTTAAGAAAATCAAATATTATGGACCTGATAGATTCATAATACCGGATGACACTACAATTGTATTTCATTTCCTTAAATCCAGAAATGGAGACACTAGAATTAGTTTTTTCAAGTTAGATAGACAGCAGATGAAGATTGTAGAAATTGACACTCCTCCGCAACAACAAAAAACAAAATAGTAAATTATGACAAGAAAAGAAAAGACAGAAGAATTGTTTAAGAAGCATTCTCCAACTTTTAGAGTTATGAAAGTTGATGATCCCTTCTTTACATTAAAGAGTGCGTATTTTATTAGTGGTAAAAAAGGTAAATTTATTCAGTTATTTGAAAGTGAACTTGGTAAAGAAAAAGATGTTTATATGGAGTTTGTCAAAAAAGATTTGACTCCAGATTTATCTGACAGACCTTTATTTAAGTTAGCTTTTAATCCATTTTATAAAGAAGAATATGAAATGGAAAATAAAACAACTGAGGAAGGAAAAGAATATTCAGTGTATATAATTCCTGTTTCTGAATTACAAGTTATCATGCCTAACGGTTCTTATATTACATATTCTAATTATGAGAATGGAGTTACAACTGATAGACAACAAACATTATTTCCAGACTTTGAAGATCAATTTGGTTCTAAAGCAGAAGAAGTAGATTCTGAAGAGTCAGCCTCTGATATTCTCTTAAGAATTGCTATAGATTTTCAAAAATTAGCACAAAAATTAAAATAAGATGAGTATAGTACTTCCAACAACTAAGATTAAAGGAGATAGAGTAAATCCTAAAAGACTCTTAATTTATTCAAAACCTAAGACAGGTAAAACTACTGCATTTGCAGGGCTTGAAAATAATTTGATTATAGATCTTGAGAATGGTTCTGATTATGTTGATGCTTTAAAAGTTAAAGCTAAAGACTTAAAAGAACTACTTGCAGTTGGTCAAGCAATTATTGATGCCGGTAAACCTTACAAGTATGTTACTATTGATACTGTAACTGCTTTAGAATCTATGGTGATGCCACTTGCAGTAAAACTTTATAGAAAAACCCAAATGGGTAAAAACTTTGAAGGAGATAGTGTAACTGGATTGCCTAATGGTGCAGGTTATGGATATATTCGTGAAGCATTTTTCAGTATTTTAGATTTTATTGATACCTTAGCTCCCCACATTATTTTATCTGGTCACATTAAAGATAAAGTAGTTGATGATAAGGGAGAAATGGTAATGTCAGCAAATATTGATTTGACGGGTAAAATTAAATCTTTAATCTGTGCTAATGCAGATGCCATTGGTTATATGTATAGAAAAGGTAACAAAACCATTTTGTCTTTTAAGACAAATGAAGAAGTTACTTGTGGTGCCAGACCTGAACATTTGAGAAATCAAGAAATAGTAGTAACTGAATCAGTAGATGGTGTATTAACTACATCATGGGATGAAGTATATAAGTAATAACAAATAAATAAATACAAAAATGAACGTAGATTTAACAGATTTATTAGAAAGTAAGAGTGGTGGTAAAGGTGGTAAAAAGATTACACCCGGAAATCATGTATTGAAAATTACAGGTTTGAGTACTAAAGAAGATGAGAGATATCCTGAGAAAAAGTATATCTATATTCATGTAGAAACTGAACCAATTGAAGATTTTGAAGGTTTCTATATTGACAATGATCCTAGTAAGGGAAGACATCTTGGTAAAATTGGTAAGATTAATGCAAATCCTTTTGGATATAAAGATGGTACCATGCCAAGTGGTGAGCCTGTTACACAGCAAAGATCAATGTTTATGTTTGTAATTAACTTATGTAAAACATTAGGTATTACTGAATGGGCTCGTGAACAAAATAATAAACATTCAAATGCTGAATCTTTGATAGATGCATTTAATGCTACTGCACCATTTAAGAACCAATTTCTTGAGTTTTGTGTAGGTGGTCAAGAATGGGTAAATGCAGAAGGTTATACAAATTATAATTTACAACTTCCAAAAGCTGCAGGTGGTAGATATTCTATTGCAGGACTTGAAGAAGGTAAATGTCTAAAATTTGATGCTTCTAAGCACATCTATGTTCAAAAGAGTAAAACTCAAGAAGTTACCAATTTTAGCAAAGATGATGATGATGATCTTGACATACCAAAGTCATCAAGTGAGTTTAGCTTAGACTAATCATTCTATTTAATAGTTTAAGGGGAAGTATCACTGCTTCCCCTTTATTATTTTAGATTATGCAATCAACAGTTAATTTTGTAACAAGTGTTATTGATGTTCCAAGAGAATGGATATTTGAATTTTACTTGAATCTCTCTACTAGACTTTATGGTCAAACAATAAAGATGAAGTCTGTATTTAATCCAGCAGAGAAAACAGAATCTATGTATATCTATTTTGATGATTCAAAAGGTTATTATAGATATAAAGATTTTTCTTCTGGATATGGCGGAGATTCTAGTAATCTAATAATGGATTTGTATAAATTATCTAGGAAACAAGCTAATCTAAAAATTGTATTAGATTATTCTAAGTATCTTGAAGATAATAATTATGATCCTGTAACTGAATATAAAATTGCTGCTACTTACAAGGTTTCAGATTTTATGATTAGACATTGGAACATTCTAGATAAAAGTTATTGGCAGTCATTTAAAATTGGTACCGATCAGCTTACTAAATATGAAGTAATTCCACTTGAGTATTATACATTAAGTAAAATTGAAGATAATATAGAAACATCATTTACTATAAAAGGAGAACATATTTATGGCTACTTTAAAAATGATGGAACTTTGTATAAAATTTATCAACCCAAGAATAAAGAAAAGAAGTTTATTAAACTGCTTAATTATATTCAAGGCTCTGAGCAATTAACATATACAACAAAGTATCTAATGATTATATCTTCACTAAAAGACTTGATGGCATTCAATTCATTAGGAATTCAGAATATTGAAGGAATAGTTCCAGACAGTGAAAACAGTCTTTTACCTGATAGTTTGATTCAGTATTATAAAGAAAAGTATCATAAGATAATTACTTTATTGGATAATGATAAAGCCGGGATTCAAGCTATGGAAAAGTATAAAGAAAAACATGGACTAAATTATGTTACCCCACCTGCTGAAAAGGATATTGCCGATTGTATTAAAACACACGGGATAGCAAAAACAAGAGAAATGTTATTTCCATTATTAAAACAAGCATTATGAGTTGGATTTATTCCGGAAAAGAGTTTTATGAAAGTGATATACCTGAAGGTGCAGTAGGGTTTATTTACCTTATGACAGCTATTATAGATGGCAAGTCAGTTATGTATATTGGTAAGAAGAATTTCTTTGCCAAAATTAAGAGACCCTTGGGTAAGAAAGCATTGGCTATGAGCACAGACAAAAGACTCAAGAAATATGCCCATGTTATTAAACCAGACTTTCTTAATTATTTCAGCAGTAACAAAGTTCTTAAAGATGCTCACAAAGCAGGAGTAGTTATTAAGAGAGAGATTCTCCGGATATGTTACTCTCAGATGGAGCTTACTTACCAAGAAACAAAGCATCAATTTCAATATGAAGTGCTTGAAAAACAAGAATTCCTAAATGGAAACATATTAGGTAGGTTTTATAAAATTAAATAGTATGAGTAATTCTAGACACATATGGGAAGGTTGGACTGTAAATGATTTTATTAAAGAGTTGGAAATAACATTTCCGTACCAAAAGTTTAATACAAAGGATGAAGTGAAAAAATGGTGTAAGTCTGAACAACCTTACTACAAAAAACACATTCCTGAAGTAGCAAAATATTTTATTCAAAAAGCAAAATTATGACAGAATTAGAATTGACAAGCCTCTTATTTAAGTTGGCTGATCTTGGTGTAACTGGTATTAAAGTAAAATATGATGGTGCTGGAGACTCCGGTTCTATAGTGTGGATTGGATATACAACAGAAAAGTGTAATACTCCAGAAGATGTAAATGATAATATAGATGATTGGGAAAATGATTCAAATTTAGCACAGTTAGATTCAGAAGCTTATTCTTTAATTGAAAACTTTGCAGAAGAAACTATTCTTAATGATATAGAAGACTGGTGGAATAATGACGGTGGTTTTGGTGATTTATGTATATGTCTTCCTTCAGGAAAGTATATTATCAATAATCATGTAAGAATCACTGAGACTGAAGATTATTTTCATGATGGAGATTTATTAAGTAAAACAGAAGAATAATGGAAGATTTTATAGACTGGTTAAATGATCTTGACACACAGACATTAACTGATGAATTAAAAAAAGAAATAATAGAAAGAGTAGAAGATGTACAGCAGGATGCTTATGGAGAAGGGTACTCTGAAGCTAAAGATAATATGTTTAATTATTTAGAAGGTATGTAATGGCACATCCTTTAGAACATTGTAAATCATCTGTCAGAAAATGGAAAGGTCAAGTATCTGATTATCAGGCTATTCATGAGTGGCTTGATGAAACTAAAAGTTGGATTGGACATAGTATGCATAGAATGTTCCGGCACCATAGTGAAGGTATATTTGAATGTGAAAGAGTATTTGGTAAAAGTTTTATTAATTCAGATGGTAAAACTGTGTATACAAGATATGTTGCAGAACAGCATGTTAAAGAAGACTGCAATAATTACATTCCTAGTGCAAAGGAATGGGTTACTATGATTGCTAGTGGTAAACCTGAGAAATGGGCATTAAAAACTTTAAAAATTGAAGACTGATGGAAAATGTAAGAGTAAAAAAAATTAGAGAAAGAGTTGAGAATATGATTAATGAAGCTATAACAGTTTTAGAAGAAAACTATGACATGGAGAAAGCTGATACTAATAATCCTGCATATTTAACGATGATGGATTTAAATAGTGCATTAATGGAATTAGGATGGTTGGATG